TCATTTGTGCTAATTTTACTTCCATTTGTTCTAACTTTAATTTCACGTTGAATTTTTGCTCTAAAAACTCTCTAACGCTTTTTAATTTATCTTTCATTATTCTTTAAACGTTTAGTTAATTACTCTGTTATATATACTTAACCTCTAGCTACGGTTATTGTACGTTCTACATTCGTGTTTGTAACATTTGAAATTGTATGCTCTTGTAATGCTCCAACTCCTTGAGCTTGTAAAGTTCCATCACAACAATTTACATTATACGTACCGTCTTCACATAGGCAACCCCTATTCCCACCTTGTGGACTTGTAAGGCTTTCTGTTTTCTTTTTTCTTCCCATTATATTTATTTTATTTCTGTTACTATGAAGTTTAATTGGTCAACTGTAATATTTCTTGAACCTGAAGTATTAGTGCAATGTATTTCAAGGTAATCTCCTTGTATATGAGAAACTACACAACTAAATGATACATTTTCAGCACGACCAGAAGCGTTTGAAGTTGCTTTTGTTCTTGAAGGTGTTCTTACTGCACTTAGTTTAGAATCGTAGAATCCAAACTCACAAACATCATTTGCTGACGAAGTAAATGATAATATACATTGAATAAGATACTTTCTACTTATGCTAGCATCATTTGTCAGTCTGTTGTTTGTATGTGTATATTTTGCATTATCTGAACTTGCAGTTGTTGTACCTGATACTTTATAAAATGTATTTGCAACTGATATTGTAGTTGCAGTAGAATTTCCTTGCATATATAACTGACCATTAACTGCAGTATTTGTAATATTAACACAATTAACAAACAAAGACTTATTACTTGTTTGATCTACTCCTGAGATATAAGTACCACCACCACTAAAGTTAACAGTATCTAAAATATATCTTTCATTTCCAATCGTTGCAGAACTTGAAACGTTTATAGATGTTTCGCCTGATAACGTAACAAATGAAGAATATATAATTCTGAAACGTCTACTAACTGTTAATGTGCTTGGTAAAGTAATAACTGTACTTGAAGACCTACCATCAAATAAGCAATTAATCATTCCAATAGTTCCAATCGTTCCGTCAAAAGTTAAACCACTTGAATTAAGGAATGCTGAGTCTCCTAAAATAAAGTTAGAATAATCTTTAATCGTTCCAACCGTTGCACAATCCACAAAGTTAATTCCAAACCAATCTAACGCAGTAGTTACACCATCGCCATCTAAATCAAATACTTTACCATGTGTGAATGATACGTTACGAATTGGCAAAGAATAAACCGAAGTAACTAAAGCAGTTGACGAACTTAAACCCGTACTTTTTATGTAACAGTTTTCTGAACTTGCGCCTAGTATAACGGTATTCAATCCACAAACTAACCTATCTCCCGTTAAGTCTACAGTTGTAGTTATGTAATATGTTATATTATTAGCTAATGTAATAACACCACTTACTGCAGTTGGTAAATCTGATTTAACAGATACAAATACTATATTTCCACTTGATATCGAACTAATGCCCGAAGCGAAATTACTGTACAATATTTTCTTTGGAACATCAGAATCCGAAGCATCTAAATAAATGCTTTCCGTACCATCCAAAGTGGTTACGTCTTTATACCTTACAAAATATGGTATTTCACTCATTAATTAAGTTTTCTATTTCTTTGATTAACTCATCTGTTTCATCTACTTGTTCACTCGCTTTAACATCAGCTTCTTTGTATTTACCCTCAATTGAGAAACCTTTGTACTCTCCATTCTTAACTCGTACCCACTCGCTATCGTTGTAAACTTTCATCTTTACAATCCAACTTCCTACGGGTGCATTTAAGTTGTAAATATTAGACTTATCTTGTTTAGAATCTTCTACAATCCAGCTTTCAATAACGCTTACACCCTCAACATCTCTTTCGTGTTGTGAAGTAATTTTATTTAAATTCAGATTTCGCATGAATAACTCATTTGTCTTTTCAATAGTTTGTGAAGTAAAATAAATATTAAACTCCTCTCCATCTATGTTTCTATAAATCTTTTTATCAGGAACTAAAGCAATACCTACGACCTCTCTTTTTTCTTCGTTTACTACCTTTAACTCAATCTCATGTGAAGACAAATAAATAAAGTCCTCTTGAATTGCGGGTTTATCTACAAGCGAAATTGCGAAAACTCCGTCAACGCTTTCATCACTTATTATCATTTCAATGTCTTGTATCTTTTTCATAATTTTAGAACGTTGCATTTCTTAATCTGTTTCTATCTAATTGTTGTTGTGATGTCATGTCGCCACTTACGACATACGCTTGAATAGGTGTGCCTAATTGACCTAATTGGTTTTGTCCGTTATTACCTACGATATTAAAGTTTGGCGATATTAAAGAGGATGGATTGTTTGCACTACTAGGATTTGAACCGCCTAAATTAGATGAAGTTGAAGTAGTATCTCCTCCTCCACTATATTGCATTTTTGCAATTTTTGCTATTTGAATAGCACTAAATCCACCAGCAATTGCCGCTGCCACCCCTTTTATAATTGGTCCACCAGGAGTATCAGCGTAAGCGGAAAGAATTGCTTTTGTTCCATCAATACTTGCTCCAGCTAAATCAGCAGCTTTCTTAATTTTAAAGGCTCTACGTCTTTCTTTTTCAGTACGATTACCCATTAATTCTGTGAAATCTCCTACTGCTTTAAATGCATTACTTGCTAAATCTAATTCTTGGTTATGAGATTTTAATTTTATATCTCTTAAATCAGCAGCGGACTTTTCTTCTGTCTTAACTGACTTCTCTGCGTACTTTTCGTCAATTAAAGCTAATTGACTAGCTTGTGCTTCTTTTAATATAACAGTATCTAAATTGTATTGTTCTGCTCTAGCTATTAGTTCAAAATATTTATCATTTACATCTTGAATCTCTTTATCTTTTGCGCTTAATTTAGAATCTTCATAATCATTTTCAGCTTTTACAATTTGCTCTAAAAAATCTTGTTTATTTTTTAACTCATTTCTATTTGCTTCCTCTTTTGCTTTTCTCTCTAATTCTGCATAATCATTTTTTAATTTATTAATATCCTCTAAAGTTTTTTCCTCATTCTTTACTTTTTCTGAATTAATATTTTTACGTTCATCTAATGCCTCTTTATCAATTGCATCAACTTGCAACTTATAACCAGCTTGGTCATTTCTTAATTTATCTAATGCTTCTTTTTGTTCTAAGTAAACTTCATAGCCCTCTTTTTTAACTTCTTTAGGGTCAAACATTGCTGAAGTAACCCATTTGTTTAACTTATTATTTAAGTCTAAATCTTTACCTAAAACTTTAGCAACCTCACTTACTGTTTTTAAAATAATTTGTAAGCCACCCGTTACAAACATAAAGACGCCCGTTAAAATATCTTTATTTCGCTGCTCAATCTTAACTTGTAATTTATAAGAATCTAAACTGTTTTGTAATTCAATTTTTGCTTTCTTAATTACTTCGTCTGTTTGTGCAATTTTATATCTAAGTATTTGTTTTTCGCTTAATCCTTGTAGTTTTAAAACATTATCCTGATTGTTTAATTTTTCTAATTTAGCTTTTTCAATTATTAAATTTTGTTTTGACTTTACATTAAGCCTTTCTTGTTCAGCAGTAACACCAGTCATTAATGATTTTATGTCATCCCAATAACCATAAATAGTACCTATTGCAATAACTAGTAAACCGATTCCCGTTGCTGCAACCTCTGCTTTAATACCTTTAAATACAAGTTTACCAACTGCGCCTAATTGTTTAAATGAATCTTTAGCTTCGCCCAACTGTTGTAATGCATCTGAAATAGCCATTGCACTTTGCACCTTTAACAAAGTAGCTTCGACTGCTTCGCCTTGAACACCAACTAAACCTAATGCTCCTTGAAATGCTCCAAAACCCGCAGCAACCCCACCTAATGAACTTGTTAAAGCGTTGAATTTAGCATCTGGATTAAAGGCATCGGTTAACGCTTTTGCATCCCCTATCTCATCTTTTAATTCAGCTGCTTTCTTTGCTGCTTTTACTGCTGCATCGGACGTTGCTCCAAACTTTGCGCTAAGTTCATTTACTTCATTTTGCGCTTCTCTAAGTTGTTGTTTAAGAGTTTCAACACTATCAACCTTAATATCTAACTCTATTTCCTTTTTAATAGCCATTTTTCAACGCTTTAATTTTTCTAACTCCTTGCTTGTAATTACCTATAATAGTAGTTTCAATTTTAAACTTTCCTTTTGCAATATCTATAAATTCACTTTCGCCATAAAAGTTAGATATTTGTAATAATTGAATAAGTTGTGCTATCATTGTTCTTGAATTATGTAAGTATTATAAGTATCAATTGTTCCATCTTCAAAAGTGTATTCTATTTCTAAGTCTATTATTTTATCTTCACCTTGTTCTGTTATTCTATTTAAAAACGATTCAGTTACTCGTGTGTTACCATCTTCCGTAATTCTACCATAGTAAACATTTGTATCTGTTGGAACGGTTACGCTTATACGTTGTTCACTAGTAATTGTACTTGGCGAGATAGTAACTCCGCTTGTTGTTGTTGTTATTAAAGCACTCTTAACATAGTTAGGAAATAATACTTCAACATCCACTACACTTGTAGGTTTCTTTGCTTTAAAAGTAGTGTTAGGTTTAACTGGTCTGAAATCGTTTATTAATTCTAAACTAACTTCGCCATTTGTTAGCTTACTATTCATTTGGTTAATGATGTATCTCTTATCTCTTATCACTAACCTATCGTTTAATTTAAGCGTTGTAAGTATGCTTAATGGTAATATAGTTTTAACGTTTGTAATTCGATTCTTTTTGTTAAATAAGTTAGATAAATAACCATAGTAATAAGTCGCAAATTTACCTTGTGTAATTGGAACATTTAAAAGACTTGAATTATCACTTCCCCAATTTAATGAATAGTTAACCGTACTCTTTTTCATGTCCTGACCAAATGGCATATAAGTTGTAAGCGTGTTTGTTGTTGTCCCATTATAAAACTTTATACTTGTCGATTGCTGCTCATACATATAAAGCAAAATAGGTTTAGGAATGTACGGTTTAAAATCTGGTGCTTTTGTTAAACAGAAACCTACTTGTGTCATTGTACCGTCAAACTCTGTATGTAATAAATTTTCAAAAGGTACTTTAATATTATACTCTCCACCATCGTAGTCATAAGTGTTGTTTAAATCTCCATATTCTTTACCAAACAAATCAAAGAATTCACGATTCATGAACGATTGACTTTGCTCATGCTCAAACTTAATTGTCTTATATAACGGAACTCTTGAAACGCTTATTTCTTCAGTAGTTGTGTGTTTAGTTATATCTATTATTCTCCCTTTATTATACCAATCTTCTAAAGGTTCAATTTGAAATATAGTTTTACTTTGTGCATAACAAGTTAAATTAAAGTTTTTGAATATACCACTAAGGAAATCATAAACAGTCATTTCAGGCATTAATGAAGATAAACCGATTGAACCTGCGCTTAATGTCTGATTTGCATTGTAACCAGTTAACAAATATGTGTCCATGTCAAATATACCATAACCAACATCAGGTATATTATATTTCTCAACTTTTTGATAATTATAATAACTATCAAAATTAAAGCCTTTATTTGCTCTTATAATACATTTTATAACATGAGTATTTCCACTTGCAGTTGTTGTATTTATTGTTCTAACATTATAAGTATTATTACCACTTCCATTTACGGTTGTTAATAATGTTCCATTTTCATAAACATCTATAAAATAATTTGCATTTAAATCTGTTACATTAAATATAACTAATTCTAATACTATAGATGCTTCAATTATTGATGCTGCAAAATTAGATTCTTTTAGTGTTACAGTATCATTTACTATATCCATTAATTCATATCCTAAAAATTGGTCTAAGTAATTTTCGTAATCTATAATGTCAATAGTTTTTGGAACTGTTAATACTTCAAAACTTTCTTTATTCTTACAATACAAAAAACAATTAGTAAATCTTTTATCTGTTAAAAATAAACCTTGAAAATCTATACTAAATTTTGTTTCAATTGCTTCAAATATCTTTGAAATCTTTAAAGCAGGAAATAATTCAGTATAATCTATTTTACCTCCTACAATACTTATATCTGTGCTTGTTGAATCTCCGTATGTCCAAAGCCTTTGTGAAGTAATCAAAGGAAAACGTACATCGTAATCTGTAGTGTCTGTAATTCTAGATTGAACCGCTGAACCCGAATAAGTAGATGTAACATTTGAGTAATCTAAATCCTTTAACTTAACATCCCCAAACTTATCTTTTAAAGAAAGTGTTTCCCCGTAAAACGTAATCGAATAGTTTTCGTTTTGATTATTCTTAACTATTGCTTTTTCTAATTGAATCTTACCAGTTCTAAAAGGTATATAATCAATTTCAATGTAAGCGTTTCTACGTAGGTTATGGTCTAGTAAAGTATCTACATCGTTATTGTAAAAGTGTTCAAATATTGCATTGTTAACAACACTTGAGGGAACTGTAAAAGATTGTGAATAGTCTGTGAATATCTTACTAATATCCTGAATGTTTTGAATCGAACTAGATACCGTAATTTCTTCATCATTAAACAATTCTATTTTAGAGTAGTTTCCACTATTCTCAACCGTTTCAATATATAAATCTACCTTTCTCATTATAGAACGTTGTTTAAAGTGTTGTAGTTGTAATCAAATTCTAAAGTATAGTTAATAGTTTTTGAATTAATAGATTTAAACTTCTCAATCTGTTTAGTTTTGCATCTTACAGGCAAGTCATTTAATAATATTCTTTCACTTAACATTATTTCTTGAATAGTTGCTTTAAAGTTTTCGTTTACCCACCCCGTATTAACTCTTATGCTTTCTTTTGCGTTCGTGTTAAATGTTTTAGTTTGTCCCTCTCTATATGAATAACTAGGTAAAACACTAGGCATTAAATTGTATTCAGTATTTTGAATCTCAATATTATCATAACTAGCTTTAAAAAACCATTCTCTTTGCCATGCTCCGTACTTATTAACAAAATCAATCGGTAAAGGTGTGTATTTACATTCTTCAATAGGTTTAAAGTAGTAAGTTCTTAACACCGTATTTGAAGCGTTTAGAATCTCTAATTTATTACCATTAGCCCAATATGTTCCACTAACACGATGAATGGTTTTTAAACCACTTGAGTTAAAAGTTCCCGTTGTAGTTGCTCCACTTACTAGATTAGTAAACTTTGCTTTCCAGCCATTTGTAACCTCTAAAGTAATATCCCCAGCTTTAGTAACATCGTATGTAGATGAATCGTCATAATAATAGTAATACGTTCCCTCATCTAATAAGTATTGACCTCTGTCGTAATTGTAACCTTGAACATATTCTGAATAACCGTCAAACCCATAATAAGTTGTTGTATCTAATAAAGTACCCGTATTCTTATATCGCTTAATTTGAACATTACAATAAGATTGGTTAAACAAAGCAGTACCAACCGAATTATAATTCAAAGATGGATTAATAAACTTAATGTACTCACGAATTAAAGGCGAAACATTGTATAACGTTTGTAAATTCGTTGTACTTGGTATAGCTTTAGAAAGTGTGTATTGTGGCGAACTTGGAACACTTCCCGCATTCCATAAAAACACCTCTATTTTACTACTTGTTTGTAATGCTTCGTTAACCTCAATAATAAAAGGCGATCTTGCAAATATTCTGTTACTCATTTCTTTGGATTTTGTATTGTATAATTAAATAAGTCTAAAACTTCTAAACCGAATTTTTCAATCAATTCATCAGGCAAAGTTTTAAACGCTGCTTCAAATGGTGTTGTCAAAAATAAACTTGGTTTAATACCATGCCTAAATACCGACCTTGCTATTAAGAATCTTAACGATTTTCTACTTATAAACTTTCCATTCTTATCTCTTGGCGCAATTCCTTTGCGTATCATCCACGTATCAATGCCTTTTGTTAAACCACCCTTTGGACCTGAACCCGTACCGAATTTATATTTACCGTTAGTTACAACTTGTTTTGGATTACCGTTTTTATCTTTACCAGCGGGACCAACACCGTTAACACCTTGATCCTGATAATGTCCGTACTCCTCCATTTCAATAGACATCTCAAAAGAGTTAGCAGAAACTTTTACATTACCTTTTAGACTATCATATAAAGTCCTTGTACTGTTTTTTTTTAGACGTGTTAAGTTCGACTGTGCTTCTTTAATTACATAGTCTGTAAATCGTTGTAACTCCTTTTCAACTCCTTTACTTAACATACTGTCATATCAGGGAAAAATGAAACGTCTAATGTCATTGTACAACCTGCGATATAGTTCTCAAAGCGTTCTTCAAATGGTTCAACACTTGGCGAACCCTCAACAATGTAACCGCTATCAACTAAACTACCATGTCTTAACTGTTGGTATAATCTATTTAAAGTTAATAAAGCAGTATTAATAACATATTGCTTATTATCATTACTGACGAAAATATCTGTTACTTCTTTCTTTGATAAGTCTACAACATCCATCGCAAGTATAGAGAGGTTACACTTAATTACATTGTCAACAAATTGGAATGAGTTAACTATAATATGTGATAAAGGAAACATAGTTGTTTTAGCCAAATCAATATCGAATAAACTTCCCTCTGTTACCGTATTAATAAATTCATCAGCTTCTAACTGTGTACGAATTGCATCTATTATTTGTAAGTGTCCTTTCATTCCTTAAATATTTCTAGTCTTTGTTTTTTATAAGTTAACCATGTTAAGCATTGATGAATGGAAAGTCGTGTAACTTCATCGAATCTTCTAACATCCCCTTGAGCGAGTTCATATATGCTTGTATACCATCCCCATTGTTTTGCGAATTGAGTTGCTCCGCTAAAGTCGCTTGTTGTTTCTTGCTCATCTTCTTCATTTCCCTCTCCAAAAAGGTAGGAATAGCTTTCAACAATTGTTGTCCTAAAGTCCAAAAAAAAACCTGTGCAGCAAGTACAATTGAAAGTGGAGCATATTGCATTACTTCGGCATAGTTCAAAGCACTTTGATAAGGCTCTATTTCGTATTTATCTCCCTTTTCCTTAACTATTGGTCTATACATTACTGCCATAGCTTTATGAAGCGTGTTAACATCTTGTAAGTACTTTTCTAAATCAATATACTCTCCACTTGTAATGTTCTCTAAATCGGTTATAAAACCAAATTCAACTCCTTGAATCTTAAATCTAGGTTTAAATATATTCTTTGCTTTAAATAAAGTGTTAAAATGATTTGTAAGGTTAAGTATATCCTTTTGCTTTATCTTAACTATTTCTTTTAATTCAATGCCACAAAACCTTTCTACTAATCTTTGCCCTATATAATCTTCGTCTTCACTTCCTTTCACATCGTCAACAAATTGTTGATAGTGAAGTAATGGAACTTCATTCAAACTTTCGGGAATAATTAACTCTAATTTCATAATGTTAAAACGTTTATTTTTATTATTTGTATTATCGAATGAATGGCAAGCTATTTTGGTTTTCGTTTATCTGATAAGTAACCGCATAACGTAAAGCATCTAGGCAATTGTGTACTAATATACCATTTGCAAAATATTCATGACAATCTTCTACCATAATATCATAAACGTTCGCTTGATAACTTTCTCCTACTTCTAAGTGCTTTAGCTTTGCAGTTTTGATGACAGTATTTACTTCTTGTTGGGAATGGAGTTTCGTATACTTTTCCGCATACCGTACAATTCTTTTTAAACATCTGTTTATTAATCCACAATTGTTTACCGTGTTGTCTATGCCACTCTCTTCCATCTTCTGACTTGTGCCACTCTTTTGCTTTTTCAATTCCTTTTGCGTGAAAGGATTTCGCAAACTCAGGATTTTCTTTAAACCTTTTTTTACCTTCATACCTAAGGTGCAAACTTCCATTAATAAGGTTAAGGTTTTCAATGTTGTTATTGTGGGTATTACCGTCAACGTGGTGTATATGATACCCTTTTGGTATACTGCCTTTGTAATACTTCCACACTTCAACATGTAGTTTCTTTTGGCCTCTACTAAAATATCTTTCACTATCATACAATTTATATTCCTTTTCGTTGAATATTTGTATTGGTATAACACATTGTCTTTCTGTAACTCTGATACTTTCTTCCATTCTTTATTGGTTTTTATCTTATGCTCTTTTGTTGAACACAAAGATAAAGAAAAAGTATCGAAGTGCATCGAGTAGTTATTAACTTGTTTTAATCCGTTATTAAAAGTTTTCAACACTTTTTTATATCCCTCACTTGTTAAAACATAATCACCAACTTTTATAGAGTCTATTCTAACATTTCCTTTATTTGTTGTTATCATTGTTTCTCCTACAAAGCAGTGGTTATATTTATCAATCGGAGTTTCTGACTTCTTTTCTAACCAACAATAGTTATTTAATTCTTTGATTAAATCAATGCTGCTTTCATCTATTATTAAATCGTAATCTTGAATTAATGCAATACCAAATCGAACTGAATCCGCTCCCTTTACTGCAGGTTCAATATTCAATCCCCTATCTTGTAATTCGTTTATCAATCTAGGCTCTGCACAATCAGCAATTATCAATGAATCATTAGCAAATGTTTTGTTAAGTTCGTACACTTGTGAAGTAGTTAAGTGCGTTTGATAAATATGTAGTTTTACGTAGATAATTTTATTAGCGCTATCAATAGATGTTTCGATTAACGTTGTCGGATCGTTGCTAAATCCAAAATCTTGCCCAAATATACTTGGACTAACTTCTTTAAACTCGCCTATTCTCCAGTTAGTGAAGATAACGCCCTCTGCTTTATCTAACCAACCTCCCAAAATAGTATGTTTATATTTTTCAGGTCTGCGTTTCTTTACGTCTTTTATTTGATTTAAGAAACTTTCTGATAGGTTTTCGATATTATCCTCATAAGTCGTATGAATAAACGTTGTGTCGCCTTTTTCAATATTGCTTCCCGCTTCAACTCCTTTTGCTTCAAAGAACTTTTGATAAATAAAATGCTCTTTCGTTGCAGGATTTAAGACTAATATAACTCTATTCTGTTTTGATTGACTACGAATAGACAAATCAATCTTATCAAATACATCTTCATCTGTTAATTCCTCTGCTTCATCTAGTACCCAAGTCGTAACTCCTGACAATGATTTAAGATTTGCAGTTTGATTTCCACTACTTGTTTTGATACCTCTAAACAATATCTTTGAACCCGTCTTAATATTTATAATCTCATCCTTTGTAATATAGAAATCGTTTTGCAATCCTGCTAACTCAATCTTTTCTATGAACTCTGGAATAATTGAAACGTGAGCAGACGTTAAAGTATATCTAGTAAATAGTATTACGTGTCCTACTTCGTACGTTAGAAGCTCTAAAAATACGGTTAAACCAAATGATTTCCCACTACCTCGACCACCCGTAATTACATAGTAACGTGAATCATTCGCAAATAGTGGGATGTACTTCTTATTTAAACTTAACAAGCTCTTTAATATTAATATCGTTTAAAGTAATATTATTGTCTACTGTTTCTTTTGGTTTGCCAAATAGATGTTCACTAATAAATATTTGACCTCTTTGACTTTCTAATAATGTATGAACTAATTTTTCTTTTGCTTCAAATTCAGTATCTACTTTATAGAATGTTTTTAAGGCATTAGCAAATAAAGTATTTACTTTTTCTTCATCTGCTTTGCTCTTTCTACCATTTCCTGGAATTGCTCCTCCTCTTCCCGCCATTGTTTTAAGTATTGTTTAATCAATTTACAACTTGTGCTTCTTCTATATCTTCTGTAAACATTCTAACAAAGTCATCCTTTGAAATTATTGTTACTTCATCCCTTTCGCTTTCTACGTTAAATACTTTATAACCTTTGTACTTTTCTTTGTTATAGAATGCTAAACCAAAACAAAGTAAATAAAACTCTTTATTCTTTTGTTCTTGTGGAATCTTTTTAATTAGCTTCTTGAATACTCTCTCTACTTCTATTGACATATTACTTTGTATCTAAATTGTGTAGGATTACCACTATATACCCAAACTCCTGTTTCTTTGCTACATAGGTCTGGCTGCGTTGTTGTGTTGTATTGAAATATCCAACCTAATTGAATTTGTCCGTTTGCACCTAAATAAGTGTCTATTGCTTCATGTCTTTCGTAACAGTTACAAGTTGTAGGTGTGCTTTGTTTAATCTCATCTTTTTTGCAGCTTAATGCAATTAGTGAAATAAGTATTAATAGTTTAGTTTTCATATTCGTTGTATACTTTTTGTAAGTTGTTAATGTATTCTCTCCAACATGAACCGCATTGAGTTGGTTCTTCTTTCGTTCCAAATACTCTATTATAAATTGTTAATAGTTCTATTTGCTCACTTGGTTTTATTGCTTCTCTATGTGTTATATTAAAGAAGTTTGTTAAGTAGTTGTATTCGTCTTCTACTAAACATGATAGTTTTTTGTAAGGAAATAGTTTATTTAGTTTCTCTTTACGTTCATCGCATTTACAGTCATCTCCAGCAATAAACTTTACTAATGCTTTTATTCCAGTTGCAGTAGTTATCTTTTCAATAGTATCTCCTAAACCTTTAGACGCTTCTATTTGTTCCTTTGTTCTTCTTACTCTTTTCATTTTGCTTATATTAGTTCGTAATCTTTGTTTAAATAATCTTCGTAGCTTTCGCCTACATTCTCTCTTAACTTTTGCTTACATCTCTTTAACGTTGTAAATATAGTCATGTAATGAATATTAGACTTTTCAGCAATCTTTCTTATACTTAACTTTCTCTCGGTATAGATATCAAACGTTAACTTATCGAAAGGATGCCAATTTAAAGTTTCTTCGTTTATCTTTAACTTTATATTCTCGTAGGCTTCCTGTTCATCTAGTGTACTTTCTTCGTTTGTTAAAAATCTACATTCATCTATCGGTAACTTCTTTTTAATTAAAACCTTTTTGTACCTATCAAAGTCGCCATGTAACGTTCTTAATATCATGTAGACATATGAACGATTAACTTTGCCATTATTAACGCATTTATCGATATGGTTACATCTAATTACTTTCATGTACATTTCTTGTACAATGTCTTCCGAGAATGTATGCTCTCCGAACTTTTCAACTATTGCAACCCATTGTTTATGTTGAGCAGCAAGTATGTTAATTTTATTTACCAAAACAGTCTTATAAATTGTTCGAACATCATTACTTTATTAGCACCTTTTAAGTACATTCCGTAAACTATCTTACGTGCTTTCGTTGTTAGTTGCTTACTTCGTTTCATTTCTTTGTTTTAAAATCTTTGTAGAACTTCAAAATGTGTAAATAAAGTTCTTTTATGTAGTCTGATTCATCATATATAAGTATACAAGTCTTATGCACGTTCTCGAATGTTCCGTAATCAGTTATTATCCAACGTCTTAACGGTAGTTGCAAAATTTGTTTAAGAAGTTCTCTGTTTTCCATGAAGCAAATATAATAATCTTTTTTAATTTGAATCTATTTCTTTGTTTTTTTCTTCAATATATATTTCTAACATCTGTTCAATACTTGCACCCAAATACTTTTCTCCGTTTTCTCTAAACCACATAAAGAAGTTTTTTAATGTTTCAAATTCAGTCATTTTCTTTTATCTTTTGTTTATACTTTTCTATTATTTCTTTTAATTCATTTACCGTAAATTTTCTAGTTAATTGTGAATCTACCGTAAGTTTTTCAAATGCTTCATAACCTATTCGTCTAATTAAGTTTTCTCTAAATGGTATTAGATTGCCACTCAAAAAAGTGTTACAATGTTCACAACCTGAAAAAACATTATTCTCATCAAATCGAACGTTATAATGTCCACCAGCTGAATAGTAATGTGAAGCGTTAACTTTCTTCATGTTACTTGAATTACAAGCTATGCAAGGTTTACCATTATCTCTTAAACGAATATATTTATTGAATACTTGTTGTGCTAGTTTTAAATAGTCTTGAACGGTTAATAAATCTTCTTTAACTTTCTTTTTCTTTTCGTTCCATGCTTTCAACTTTGTTTGTTCTGCAAAGTGTTTTATACATTCATCGTTTACCATGCAGTATTTTTGTAGCATATACTTTGGTATAAACTTTTCTCGACATTGTTTACATCTCATAATCAAATATTGAAGTTTGTTTTATATCTTTCTTTTTAATTATTCTTAAAGCAGTTTCAAGTATCGTTTTTCCTGCTTCATAGTCAACCAAATTACGAGCCATTTTTAAAACAGATTGTTTGCCTTCATATTTTGTAAAGTCGTAATTATGAAAATCACATAAACCTTTTAACTCTTGTTTTGCTGAGATTGCAAATCTTCTATCATTTAAATCATTCGGCAAATTAAAGTTGGTCCAGTACAAATGCCTTCCTCGTTTTTGTGCGTGTATTAATGGCTCATAGTATGGTATTACATTTTCAACTACAAATTTTCCGTGTTTATAATAATGCTGTAAAAATAATATTTCTTGATACAACATCATATCTGGATAAACTGCTTCTGTAGTAGTATCATAGTTTGAACTATTCCAATATCTTGCTCTTGAATGCGTTGGACAAGGTGGCGAACTCCAAATGAAATCAAACTCTTTAAAGTTTTCTAATAGGTATTGATGTGCATCCGCTACAATTACCCTATCGTTTGGAAATCTTTCTTGGTATAATCTTGCTGCTTCAGTGTCTAATTCAACTGACGTTACTTCTATTTCAATCCCTGCTTCTTTTGCGACTTCATCCCACTTAAAACGATTACCACCTAAACAGGCATATAAGTTTAATATTTTCATTTTTATTTTTTTTAAAGTTCTCTAATAAAATCGCAATCGTTATCTAAAAAGTTTAAGTGTATTCCTATTTCATCCCCAAAAGCAAAAGACCAAACAATAAGCTCGTTTAATTCGTCTGATGTCATATCTAAAGTTGAAACATTAGGATTAAAACCCGCATACTCTTTTAAGAATCTATCTACTTCGTTAATAGTTTTTGAATCTCTTAACTCTATTAATCTAGTGTGTATCTTTTCAAGACAAATTCCTTTATAGAATTTAATTAATCTTTTATTCATCTTATTTGCTTATTGTGGCTCTTACTTCTTCGCCTAGTTGTTTTCTTAATTTATATTTATAACCTCTTAAAGTTTCGTTTTCCTCTTGCAAACGTTGGCGACATCTTCTAATAGTTTCACTACTTGTTAACTGTCCATCTTTTAACATATTTAGCAAATCACGTCCACTAATTTGATATGGTATTCTACAATAATCTTTTATATCTTTTTCCCATATTTCTGCAATTAATTCCCTATCGCAATCTCTAGCATTTTTACTATGTTCTAAAATACTTTTTACTCTTTGTTTCACTTCGTTGTTTATCATAATAATTCTATTAAGTTTTTATTTTCTTGTTTTGCTTCTTCTAATTGTTTATCTACTCTCATTAATGCTATTTGATAGCTTGATATTAATGTTTCGTTACTTCTTAATACTTTCTCTAACTCTATAATACAATTTAAAGCGTTTTTAATGTCTTCTAAAGAGCTTTCTAGTAATTTAGTATAATTACCTTGACTGTCTTTTTTTAATGCCGTTAAATACATTATTTTTAAAGTAGCTTGTAAACTTCGTAAATTTACAATATTTAAGTTAATTTCTATTTGTGTCATCAGAATGGGGTGTCATCAGGTTTAACATATTTCAAAGGCTTTTCAAAATCACTCATTGAACTTGACAAAGGTTTTATTTCTTCTTTTGTTACTAAACTCTTTCTTGCTATACATTCAATGCCGTTAGAAGTAAATCCAAAACCGTTATTAAATTCTAACATAACTGGATTATCTTTTAAAGTTGGTTTACCTCCCGTTCTATTTCTTTTGTTCTTTACCACGTGTACTTGTGTAGTAGTTGAAAGTGTAGGATGTGAATTGTATCTATGAATTATATAAAAGTCATCGGCTCTATTTGCAAATGATTGTCCACCCTCTGCATCTGCTTTCTTTGGTGGTTTAATATATCCCTCAAACATATGACCTTTAGCGTGTAATCCAGTATTTCGACCACTCTCTGTACTTGGGTGCAAAGATATATAAACTGTTTTATTCTTATCATTGCAAAATTGTCTAACCTCATTTAAGAAATCATAGTTATCACTAAAACCGTAACCACGTTTTAAACCAGTATAAGGGTCAATAAAAAAAGCATCTGAATCACTTTCTTTAAATATCGTTAATAGTTCGCTAGGTGTGTAAATTTTGCTAGGGTCAACAAAAGAAAACCAATATTCAATTTTAATAATATTTCGTTGTAACTCTCTTTCATCCATTTCGTTTAATCTCTTTCCCGAATACATTTGAATTAAGTTAATCATTGTTTCGCCTACTTCATCTTCGCCCATCCATATAGTCCATTTAATATCGTGGTGGCTTGAAACTGCTAAAGCATACCATTGAAACCAATAAGACTTACCTACGTTGTCAAATCCTAGAATCATGTTCATTTGACCTTGTTTGTAACGAATGTACTCATCTACAAAATCATTGTTTAATCCTAGTCCTGCTTTTATTTTACCGTTTTTAACCTTGTTAACATAATCGGTAATACTTCCTTTTGCTAATATCATCCTTTAAGTTGTTCGTAAGTTAAACCAGTTGATTTAATCATATACTTTTCGTACTCTGTTAAATTATCAGGTATTATTGTTTTAATTTCTTGTGAATGTAATTCAACTGTTTTTTCTCTAGATATGTATTCAGGAGTAATAAACTTATAACTTGTTTCTTTATGGTATTCGTCATTTTTAAGGTTATCAATTACTATTTTAAATACGTCTTTAGAATAATCTTTTAATCTAGCATTAAATTGTTTTTTTGCTTTATCGTTTACTTTTTGAATTTTTTTATCAAAAGTTAAATTTATATATTTTAAAAGTTTATCATAATCAATTGTTTCTTGTTCTTTGTTTATTGTTATTTGTTTATCTATACTACTAATGCTTTCACTAGTGCTTTCACTTTGCTTTGTTGCGTGCTTTATTAATGCTTTATCAAGTGCTTTATCAAGTGCTTTATCATTATTTGATAGAGCAATTATATTTGCTGAATATTGATTTTTACTTTTTTCTAACATTTCGATAAAGCCCCATTCAACTAAATCAGTTAAAGTATTTGAATATGTATTATAAGATTTAATTCCAATAGCTTCTTTTGCCATTGTAGTAGGTAAGCCGAATTTAGGTTTCCATCCTAAACGATTACAGTGTTCAATACAAAAGAAATATAATGCAGAATGATTTGGATTTATTTTTTCTGGATTCTCGAAACACCAATCGAACCAATTTCTAGAAAGTTCATAGCTATTCATAATTATTTATTTTCATATTGAGTTATTAATTTATCTAGTATTTCGATATGTCTTTTTTTTGAAATATCATTTGATAAGTTTTTAACTGATGAATAAACATTTAATCTTCCAAGTAAAATAAATCTTAATTCATTATGTAAATCTATTGGTAATTCAAATTGTTCTAATGATAAAACAATATAAGTAGATGGTAAATCTTTTAATTTTACTCCCTTGTATTTACCAAAAGGGAAAACTTCGTAATACATAATATATAATTTTTAATAAAAAAAGCCAAGCTAATAGGTGCGTGGAAAACCTACTTAACTTGACTTTATTTGTTGTTATAAAATTTCTTTGGAAGTTTCCACGCTTCGTTATGCAAATATAGTAATTTATTTTAAATACAATACTTTTTTACAAAAATAATTCATTATCTTCTAATAGTTCTCTTAATTTAGCACGTTCTTTTTTAGCTAATTGAATTTCTTCTCCATTTTCTGAATACTTATACATATTTCTGTAATAGTTATCTAATTGAGTAACTAACATTCTCCATTTAAAACCATTCATACAGTCTTTTAATTCGTCTGCATCTTCAAAACTATCGAACTCTAATATTACTTTTGCCATATTTTAAGGTTATATGTTTAAATTTTAATTTTATTTTAAGGTTATAGGCTTAAAAAATTACCGTTAAGCGTGCGACTTGCCCGAAATCTTTATGGAATAAAAAACCTTCAATAGCTAAAGGTGAATGTTGGTAACCACTTTTATGATGCCAACTATCTGCTGGACTTGGAGAACGTAATGACTCTATTTGAACGCTCATTATATCCTTGCTTGTTTTATGATGTACGTGATGAGTAAACCAATATCTATGTTTGCATTTATGCCAATGCTCACTCGCTTCGTGGCACATAAGCAATGGTAAATCATTTTGCTTTGCACCATCTCCGTGAGTTGTACCGATTAAGTTTTTGCCGTAAGTTGTGTACTTCCTATGGCTTGGCGACCTATCAAATTTAATATTTGGGTGTTCATTATACCATGAATATAAACTATCCATTAAGAAAAAACCTGACATTTCATCATGATTAGATACATTGTAAACTATTTCTAAATCTGCAATGCTTACAAGCGTTTCAATAATATCAATGTATAGTTGTTTAGCCATTAAAAAGGCATCAAACCATTTTAAGTGAGAATCTTGCTGCGTTCCTTTAGTTGTTTGTCCTTTAGTGTTGTCGGTGTTTAGTATATCGTTACCAACTATTAAAATAATTCTATCAATGTTGAAACCTTTTGATTTTTGTATAATACTAGAAACTCCGTCTTTTACTCTTTGAACTGCAATCTGTGAATTATATTCTTCGCCTGTTTCAAATGCTGAACAAAGTTTATTTATATGCACGTCTGCTGGGTCTATTAATAAGCAGTGTCCGTCTTCATCTGATTCAGTTCTAATTATTTGAATGTGGTTAGGTCTTAAATCTTTTACGCTACCTATAAAATCTTCTTTGAAGTCTGCGTAGTTAAATATGTTATTTTCTCCTTTAACATTGATTGAGTAGTTTTTTCCTTTATACCAATAATGTTTTACTTTTTCGGGGTCTATTCCTACTTTGTCGCATTCGTCTAATATTCCTTTGTCGACTCTACTACTAATTAACTTAGATATGTTTCGTCTAACATTATCGTTAAATTCGATATTTAATTCTTTACACATTAAACGAGCAGTTTCCCGTTTTGAGTTGGAACTGTATAATTCCAATATTCTGTCGATATTCTCAACCATAAACTAATTAATTAATACATAAAAAAAGCAACGCTAACTTAATAACGTTGCTAAATTAAATATTTTTATTAACTAATTACTTTTTAATTAATTCTTTTATCTTTTTATCTATTTCTTTTTTCTTTTTATCACTTACATATAATTTGCAAGTTTCTAAAGTTTTTATTAAATATTCAAATTTCATGCTCTTTCAAGTATAAATCAATTAAAAATTTTGTTTTTTCTAAATCTTCTTTAAAGTTTCCTTTTTTTCTACATCTTATCACTCGCTTAATAATATCAAATTCATATGAATTAAGCTGTTTTTCTTCGCTAAACTTATAAAGTGAACCTTTGCTATTATCGTAGTGTTTAGGTGTCTTTAAATCGCTTGTTTCTACTTCTGTTTTATATCCGTAATCACCAGGTTCAGAATAAAACGAATATTGTGAACTATCAAAACTAGTTCCGTAGTAATTTTGGGGATAGATTATACTATCACTTTCAATTACTGTACCCGTAAATTTATCCTTATTAAGTCTAGTTACTTTAACTTTAAATTTTAGTTCTTTATGTACTCCAATCATAATTCAAAAAATTGTCTTAATTTTAATTTAACGTTATTTTGTTCTTCAATGCTTTGTATATCTGCATTATCAATTAATCTGCTATCTGCTTTAATTAGCTTTTTAATTACCGTTTTAATGTTGTTTGCTAAATGTTTATCTATTATATCATCTCGCATTTGTTCATCGTTTAAAACATCTTCTAAAAAATCAGCTAATACAGGCATCATAATACATGAAGCAAATAGTTTTTTATGGTTTGTTTCAATCATATTCTTCGTTATTTACGTACCAATCACAACACTTTTTACTTACTGCAAACGCTTTAAAATCCTTTCTAAAGAATCTTTGCTTTCTTATCATGGCTCTTGACCATTCTTTAATTATTATTCTTTTTCTCATTTTTATTTAAATAATTAAAATAACGTTCTTCTTTTTCTAAATCCTCAATCACTTCTTTAATATTAACTTTTGGATTAATAAAACTATCGTTTCTTCTTAAATAATCGTCTGTTAACTGCCTTGTTTCTTTACGAATGTTTACAGTTTGAACCACCATAAAAGCAATAATCACTATTAATGCAAATAATGTGAATGCTAATAAATATAATTTAATCATTTTACTTGTTTTAAAAATTCTTTTACTCTGTTTAAATTCTCTTGTTTAAAGTCAATATGTCTATTTAACCATAAATTCAATGAAGTGTTACACATATTAAATTCGTTTATTAGCATTTTAGATATGATTCTACGACCTTTTTCGCCTTTAGCTACATATTGACTTTCTAATAAATAAATACTTTCTCTAATCGCTTTATTTTCAATTCTTGTTTCTTCGCTTATTCCACCGTTTTTTGTCATCTTATTTATTAAATTTTTTATTATAATAATCTTCTCCACTAAACCAATATTCATAATTAGTTACTCCTGATGATTTTTTTAACTTATCTCCATGAGCTTCAATTATTTGTTGTTTTTCTAAGTCTAAATAAATCAAATCTATTAATTCAATTATTTGCTCTTTAGTATATGAGCTTTGCATCCTATCACGTTCTACAAAACCTCTTAATTTTTCAAATGGTGTCATTACTTACCGTATTTTATTTTGTTGTTTAAATTATGAATGTAGTTAATCCAATCGTTAAATGTGTTTAGTGGATTACTTGGTACAATTGTATTTTGAATGTTTTTCTTTTTTGGATTATAAGTATTTAAATCCCATGTTATATTCGTTTTCATATCTTAAAATTTAGTACCGTTAATAAATGTATTTTTTAAGTCGGTATTTAGTTCATCCGTAACCTCTGTAAAATATTTATCTTTATATCCTTTATAATTGTCAATACTTTTAATAGCATGTAATACAGTAGCATGATTTTTACCTCCACAAATGTCGCCTATCTCTTGAAGTGTTAATTTAGTATTCTTTTTCAAATACCAACAAATCAATTGGCGTTTAAATACTAATTCTTTTTTTCGGTTAACAACACAAATTTTATATTTTTCGATTAACTCTTTAACTCTTGCTATTGCTTGACTAGTATATTTTGCATCGTCTGTAAGCATCATTATTCTGTAATTCGCTGGTAATTCAAACACTCTCATCTTGCTTCTTTTAAATCTTTTAAATCATTTATAAACTCTTCCGTTGCTATTATTAAAGCTCTTAACTTTCTTAATTCGTTAGGATTTGAAGCGTTATTTATTTTCAATTCCTGATAAATCTCAATTCTTTTTTGGTATTGGTTAATTAACCAGTCTTCATTATATCTCATGGCGTGGGCTTAATTCGTTTTCTAATACTTCCTCGATTAAATGTAACTGAACATCTAACATATCTATAATATCGGTTTTTGAATCTCTAACGTATATTTCGTGAATTTCTAAACCGAAGTGGCTTTCGTAAACTAACACCTGGTAAACAACTGTTAATTCGATACCTTTAAATTCAATGTGTCTTTTGTGTTGCATAATTTCTAAATTTTAGTTTTTTTATTTCCTTTTGTTGAAACAAAGATATGTATTTAATTTTAATTAATTACATGAAATAGTAAATTATTTTTAATTATTTTGCATAAAAAAACCTAACTCATTACAAGCTAGGTTTTTAAAGTTTAAATTATTTTTTGTTAAAAGGGTAAATTACTATCTTCTTTAGTATTATTAACCACGTTTTCAACTTCCTTTTCAGCTACTTTGATGTTTCCATCTGTCCAAACTACTTTACCATTAGCAATATACTGTTTAGGCTCTTTAGCTTCTCTTTGCTCTTTAGATTGACTGTAAGCTACTGAAACATTATTACCATACTTTGATTCATCATTAATGAATACTTGAGTATTTAAATACTTCCCGTCTACTAATTTACTTTTATCTACTTTAGATAAATCGATACTTAAATTTAAAATTGCTGACATACTTATTTATTTATTATTGGTTATTATTTATTTTTAACTGATAAACTACTTTTGCTAAACGTTACTATTGGAGTTTGTAAAACCTCTCCTGTTTGTTCATTCAATGAACTAATACCGTTTTTATTATTCTCGTAAACCGATTTATATTTATTCTCAATTTGAACCAGGTTTTCTTTTGCGACTTTCCATTCATCAATGTTTTTAAAATCGAATTGTTTTCTACCCTCAACACGTGTAAATTGATAAGAGCCTATTTTAAACGTTTTATCGTACTTTTCTGATTCATTGTAGGCTAATTCATCTATTTGCTTTTTCGCTTCGTTAAAACGCTTCTCTAACTCTCTAAAACAAGCAAACGCTTCTAATGAGTTTGTAAATCCTAAATCTACATTTCTTATTACTAAATCAATTTGATTCTGAATAACGTTAATTGAATCCGTAGTTAAACTAACACCGTTGTAGTTTTCTTCCATGTACTGTTGTTCTTCTCTATTTTGCATAATTCTAATTTTTTGTAAATATATTAATTTTTGTTGTATTTGCGTAATTAGTTACGCCTATCAGCTAGTTAGTAGAAAAAGAAAAACCCTTTTAAGATTTCGCTTCGTTGCCTTGAATACCAACGTGTGAATAACTCTGTAATATTTCTAAACATAGTTCTTTTGGAATCTTTGATCTATTGTAACTATCTTTTTTACCTTGCGTTCCTGTTCTTGCACCTCTTCTTGCACTTTCATGGTGGCAATGTTTATTTATGATATTACCATCACAATCATACTTGTAATTGCAACATTCTGGTCTTGGTGTCCAAGTTTTTGAATTAGTCCAAATATCTGTTGGTTTTGCTCTGTCATCACCATACTTGCAATACCAAACAGTATGCCTTTTAAAATCTTTCATCCAAGGCATGTGTCGAAGCATTCCACGAGGATTTTCAATAAAGAAAACTAGGTCAGGATTCACCTTTAAGTATTCCTTAATCACTCCAATCCAATGTTGATTTACATTATCACATTTAACTGCGTATTCGCTTACTGGTTCAGTCCTATTTCTTCTGTGTTTAGAAACTGCTGCAATTGAATAAGTCGTACAATCAGGAGAAGCCCAAACAATATTAGGAATAAATGGAATTTGTTCTTTTTGCAGTTCTTCAATGTCAATTGCTAAATCTATTTTTTCGTATGGTGTCCAATCTACTGAGAAAACTTCCATTCCTAATTCTTCAGCTGTATTTCCTATTGATCTACTTCCAGCGAATAATTCTAATACTTTTACTTTACTCATCTTTTTTAAATTTATTTTATTCGGGTTTTTCTTCATCTACTAACAAGTGTTACAAGATAGTAGCACGTACTGTGTTTAATATGCTACCATCGTGTAGCACCGATCCGTTATATGCTATTACAATAACATCAATGCTTTATTTTGTAATTCAGTTAATTCAAAAGTTGCTTTAAGTTTCTCAACTGTGTAAGTACCCTCTTTGATTTTTTCTAATGCTTTCTCAAATCTAGTGTTATCAATAGTTTGTTTCTTATGGTCATTAGTAGCATCTGAATCTTTAGTGTCGTCAATCAAAAATAAACCATTTAAAGCGTATTTACGAGCATAACTAGATGAACTTCCATAACATTGAGAAACATCCATTCCTTTACGGTTAATATCAATACCAGCTTGAGCAGTTACAAATACTTCTTCTTTGCTTTCATTGTCAATTATTCTAGCTTCTGACTGAATAAAAACTAAACCTCCTACTTCTTTAACTTCATCACTAATTGTTAAAGTACAATTATACGTTTTTAATAGTGGTTTTAACGCTTCTAAGATATCTTCGCAACTACGGTAATAGTATTTACCAAATGAATTGAATTGCGACTTATTAGCCTTTAATTCGCTTTGAATGTGTTTTAAACTTTCCATATTTCTTATTATTAGTTTATGCAAATGTAACTAATTTTATTTAATTACAAACTATATTTAATAAAAAAAGTGTAAATTTCTTTACACTCTTAAAACTAAAATAGAAAATATGCGTTGTAAAGATAGTTATTTTATTACAACTAATTGCTTTCTGTTGGATTTTTTATCAGTAAAAGATACGTGAACCCAACTATAATTATACTCGTTAATTAATTGGTCAAATTCTAAATTGTCTTTTATCCAATCATGAATCTTTTTATTTTCTGATATGCTTCCAGCATCTATATCAATAGCTTCGCCTTTACAATGTTGGCTAGTTGAACTCCCTTTAACTGCTTTATTTAAGTCTTTACCTCTATAAAATGAGTTTATTCTTAATGGTTTATTGTACCATTCTCTTAATGGCTCAAAGCATTTTTCTGCTACTGTTATCATAGCTTTTAAATGCTCTAAAGTAGGTTGATTTTTAATACCTAATCTTTGAGCAGTTGCACTAAATGTAGCTTCTTTAAATGTTATATGTTTACTGATTCTCTCCATTATCTATATTTTTAAGTATCAAAGCAGTAGTTAAAATTAAAAATACTGCGACTAGTTCAATCATTTTAAAGTCTTATTAGCGTGAAATAAAGCCTGACAACCTAAAACACCTGATAAAGTTTGTAAACCTACTTTAATCAATGGTCTATTGTCTACAACTCCACTTTCTGCAATTGTTAATGATGCAACACTTAAAACCGTTGCAATTTTACCAGCAATTTTATGTTTACGGGGTGTTTTTGCTTTAATATTGTCAATTAATTTCATAGTTATAGATTTATATTATTTTTTTTTAATTCTTTAAGTAGGTCAACAAAAGCAGTCGCATTCATATTAATAGTACGTTCAGCGTGTCTAACTGCACTTTTCAACTCCTCAATGTTTTGATTCTGTTGAGTAAACTTCAAATCGATTATCTTCTCTAGGTTATCGAATTTAGTATCATGTGCTTGTTCTAATGCAGTAACTTTGCTTTTTAATATCGTTACAGTATCATGAAACTTTGAGCTTTTAGAATCGACATTTATCTCTAAATCCTTTAACTGTTTAACAAGGTCTTTTACAAAGTAGCCTATTACTGCCACAACTAAACCAATAACTAGTTTTATATAATCTTCTGCATTCATTAGATAAAAGGATTTTCAATAATTGGTGTAATATAATCAAAATCACTAGGTAAACCTAAAACGCTATCTATTTCTTCGTCATGTCGAATAATATACTTTGAATTATTAAACTCATAATTAGTATAAGTTTGAGTTATTGAACCCGCACTTTTAGGAATTACTAAACTTGAATTAATAGAATTAATAGCGTTTTGTACTTCTAATTCAGTATTGTATATATATGCTTTAATAGATGCCATAAAATGAATTTATAGTGTTATTTAAAGTATTTATTTGGCTTGAATAATCAACATTAAACAAAATACATTCAGTTAAATTGTTGTTAATTCCAGCACTTGCCCTATTCATTAAATACAATGGATTTCCATTAGATACAGTCAAAGTGATTTCGGTATTTTGCAATGCACCATTCATATAAACACCCGTGTTGGTATTAGATTTTCTATATGATACACCAATCATTTTCTTAATAGCTAAATCAGCATTGTGTAACACATAATTTGAACCATCTGAAATCAATATTTTTGTACCAGCATAATAAGTATATACAGAATAAGGAGTATTATTTGTTGGACCACCTATGCCTACATTTTCCTCATTCGCTAAATTATCATACACCAACACATTAGTAAAATTAGATGGAATAGTAACACTATTAGTAAATGAATATAAACCATTAGTAGCTGGGTTTTTAATCATAGGTATAGAAGTCCCCGACAAAGTAATCAAAGCACCACTATTAACTATTTTCATTTGTTGTAAAGCTGTATTTTGATAAGCATCATTACCATTTCCGCTTTGGTCGTACCATTTTGTAACAAAACCATTTGAGGAACCAACAAAAGAAAGTAAAGATGTAGTATCTAAAACATTAGAAACAAAACCAATATTTTGCTCTGCATTGTCAGATGAACGTCGAACCATAATACAATTACCAGTATAAGTAGACGATAATTTTCTTAGTGAATAAGCTACAACTGCACCGCTATACGTATCTAATAAGTAATTATAAGCAACACCACCGCCACTTCTTTTTGTAGTAGCACCTATCGCACCTATTCCAAATCCTACTCCGTACATTATCCGATAACTAAAGCAACTGAACCACTAGTTAAAGTAACCCCGCTAAATAGAACACCTAAACCTGTAATAAATGCCCCAGCTTTCACTGCAGTTGCAGGAGTTGAGATATAACTAGATTTAACATCTGTACCCGCTACACGAATAGCACTAAATACAGTATCTTCTAATACTAATATTCCCGCAATTGTTTTAGTAACCGCAGTTGTATCGTTGCAAATGTAAACTCCTTTACTTGCTACTAATTTATCTATGTTTGGTAAACTCATTTTATTTTATATTTTAATTGTAAACTCTAATTTCAAAACTTGCACTATCTAAAGCATCGTCTATTCCTGATGATGAAGTATTATATGTCTTAATCTTAACAATATTATTGCTATCTCTTATTGCGTAACCGATAGCAGCGGGACCAGTTGCACTTAATGTTAATTGAGTAAATGTCTTTGAAGCAGTAAATGCACCCGTTAACGTTCCACTATAACCACCTGCCGCAGTTCGTGTCCAGACGATTGTACCAATTGTATTTTCTAATACAGTAACAGTAGGCGCACTTGTACCACTTTGTGTAATTAAAGCAGCGTATACTTTATAAGGTTTTAAATAGTCAGAATTAACCTTTCTACTATCGTATGTCGCACCGTTGTAAACTGACACCTCTAGGTAATCAGTCGCCTTAATTGGAACACTACTTGTTGTTAATTCACTTATTCTTTGATTGCTCATTCTTTTCTAACTTCTTTAATAATAACGTTAACTTTTTTAGGTTGTTATTTTTAGCTTCTTTTTTCATATTAACCAACTTGTAAAATTAGTGTCATGGTCTGGAAAAGTGTCGTCGTTTGAATTACTATTATATTCAGGAAATGAAGTTTGATTAAACGACATATACCTAACAAACCTTTCTGTATAGTGTTGAGCCAAACTAGTTTCTTTATCAATTAAAAAATCTATTTCATTCTTTTCTACGTTATTAGCGTTTTCCGAACTATGTTTGAATATACCTTTAGCATTAATTGTATAACTCGCAAATGGCAACCACTCGACCATCGCCCAATGAATAAGCATAGGTTTAACATAGGTAGTTAATAAAGTCAAATAGTTACCACTTAAAGTATTTGCTACAATATCAGCTTTTAACTTGTTGAATAAATCAGTCCCTAAATAATTAGCTATGTGTATTTCTTGTGCGATTTTCACATACTGAATGAAAGTATCTGTGTCTATGTTTCCGTTTAAGCTAGTATGCTTAACTAAATCCGTTCTGTTTATAAGTAATGCTTCTGCCATTAGTTAAAGCGTTTATTTGTTGGTAAAAATCCATTATAAGGCATATCCTTTGGTTGTTGGTATACTCTATTATCATTCGTTGGTAATATCTCTCCTTGTTTTCTCGCTTCGCTTGGAGTATATTTTTTAGCTAATGGAGAGTTAACATCTGATTTTCTTAAATATGTTTCTCTAGTCCAATAATGGTGGCAATCTCCTCCTCCTTTATATAACCAAATAGAGTAATTGTCTGCTCCTTCAGGCCCCCAACCTTTATTTACTTCTTGTGTTTCCATTCTAATTATATCTTCTTTACGATATACTTTATTAGAACTTAACATTGCTTTGCAAAAACCTCTTGAATTTTCGCCAACATTACCCGAATATCTATATCTTGACTTGAATATTTCGCCATCTTGACTAGACGAAGCGTTTGGATTAGCTACACCCGTTTTAACTAGGTTAATAATTTGCTTTAATTTAGTAGGTTGTTGGTTATTTAACTCTTTAATTTTAGCATCTAATTCATCTTCATTATCGTAGTCAACTTTATGCGAGTCAATTAATACCCATTCATCTTCGTTTAACTCCTCTCCAAACTCTGATAAATCTAATTCTTGACTAGATAACGTTGTATCTTGAACAATTGCTTCTTCTTTTTTAGCGTACATATCTTCAAAAGGATTTAAACCCTCGAAGTATAGTTTTAAACTAACTCCGTTAACTGCTAAAATCTTATCAATAGCATCCGTAATTAAGTTTTGAAACGGTTTAATTACTAGATTATCAAATATCAATAAAGAGTTCTTTAATTCGTCTGCATTAGAAGAAAATCCCGTTGTCGTTGCAATACCAAATAATAAAGGCGAAGTAACATTATGTGAAAGTAATATTTTACGCATACATTCATCAGAAAGGTACTGATAATGTGCGGGTGCATCGTTTAAAGGAATTGACTCTATTGTCGTAGCGTTATCCTTATTTTTATTAAATGAGTAAACTATCTTTTTACCTTTTGAACCCGTTAACTTTTTATTCGCTTGTGATTCAATTTGTCTGCGTTGTTCTTCTGTTCCCGTACCTCCAACAAAGTTAACCACCATTGTAGGACTAAAACCGTTTTGAACATCGTTAATTAAATATTCAGCAATTTCCTCCTCCATTATAGTGTAAGGTAAACCACCCGTATAAGTTACGTTTGAATAATACTTCATGCCTACTGAATAAGGCTTAACATAAAGTATTTCAATTTCTGATTTACCAAAACCAAAAGCATCTAATCTTTTAGGCTTGTATTTTTTAACATCCTCCCAATTATCAGAATAGTAGTAACCCGTAATTTCGCCATCTTCATTGCACTTTTCAGCACGTAATAATTGAACGGGTATATGGTACGCTTTTAAAATCTTAGTTCTACCTTTATCGTAGTGTACTTGAATTGCACATTGACCTAACAAATACGCTTCAACTGTAATTTTGCGTAAGTCATCCGAAGAAATCAAAGTAATTAATTGAGCGAACTCATTAGGTTTTTTACTAGCATCTAAAGCAGTTAAACCTTTACCGTAAATAAGTCTAGTAATGTTGTTAATTACAGCGTTATTTGTAGCCGAATTAATGTGCCTATCAATTAAGAATTGGAAATAGTTGTTGTCCTCGCCATATTCAACCCAATCCTCACGTGTACTTTCGTTAATAATCGGTGCTTTATATTCAGCTAAATTGATTACTTGTATTTTTTCGTTATCCATTAATCTAAAATTATGAAGTCGTTTGATGTTGTTGTACTTGTGTACGTGTCTTTATTTATTGTATAGTCTGAAATAGTCTGATTTGTACAATATATTTTATCTATATAAACGGGTGTTGTTGAGTTTAAAACCTCTAACCTATATGTATGCTCCTCTTTAAGTGAGAAAGTCGCCGTAATAGTATGATAATAGCTTACATTCGTTGAACTTGTAATAGCTACCGTAGTAGTTACATTTGTTTGTTCATCCGTTATAGTCATAGTTGTATAAGTGTCACTTCTAGGAATGAAACTAAACGTTTGAGCCGTACCGATTTCTTTTAAAACTATCATATCTATAAAACGTTGAAATGATTAATTTGTTAAAATAAAAAAGGCTACCTAATTATAGGCAGCCTTTTAAAGTAGTAATAGTTAATTTTAAGAAGTAACTACAGTTGCAGAACTAAACAAAGTCGCTAAACCTGCTTCAGTTGAACAATTCAAATGATTTGCAGGAATTCTTTCCATTCCCGTAAAAGTTAATTTATAACCATTGAAGTCGCCCATTTGCGTTCCATTGTCAATAGTCGCTTCTGTAACGTCTAAACCGAATTCTAAACCAGCCAAAAAGTACTGGCCTTGACGATTACGTACTACTACGTGTGGACGGCCATAACTCAAAATTTTAATCATTTTGGTCGTTGCTACGTCTTGTTTTTTCAAGTCAATAGTTAATGTTTGTTCAAAGAATGTTGTTCCATTCTCTCTTGAAGATGTACCTTTTTGTACAAATGAATTATTCCCTTTTAAAGAAAATTTGTAAAGGTTACTAATATTGTTTACATCAGTAATCATATCCGTAGACGTTCCATCATACGTTAAATCACTTTGCATTGTTGGGTTGAAGTTCGCAATATAGATAATGTCTATTCCTCCGACACTATCCTTGCATGATTCACCTCGTCCGTTAGCTAAATCGCATGCCATATAATTGGTTTTTAATAAGTTAAACAAAAAAGGGTGGCGTTTATTTCACCACCCTTTAATTAATTGATAATTAGTTATTTACTAATTTGCACTGTTAGTGATTCCGTAAGTTACGACATCTCCAACCGTATGGTAACCAACTCCAGCAGTTGCTCTCATAACAAATCTTACATTTTCTGAGCCGTCTAATTCACTCATGTCCAACAATTTCACAAGGTTCAAATCCGAATTTAAACCTGTCGCAAAAAACAAGTTATCTGAAGTTGTAGCGATTGCAGTGTTAGAAGCTAATCCATTAGCAACAAAGATTTTTACACCGTCAAATGTCAAATCGTTTAAGTTTTGATACCATTGTGTACCTTGATTATTTGAACCGTTAGCACCTAATCCAGAAGCTCCGAATCCACCTAATGCTCTAACGTATGCTCTAGCGATGTTTTGAGAAACATATAAGTATAAATCCTCACGTCCGTAAAGTGTAGCTGGAATAGCATCAACGATTTTTCCTAACTCAACGATAACATTTGAAGCAGTTACAGTAGTACCAGCAACCTCGTTAGCAGTAGGTAAAGCAGCGTCAACTGTTAATTGTGTCATGAAACCATCGATTGAACCAGAAGTACCTGTTGCACCCGTCCAAATTGCAGTTTCAACTTGAGCAGAAACTTTTTCTAAAATGTAAGCAATTAAGAAATCTGAAAAGTTTTTAGGAAGTACATCGTGTGCAGACATTCCCATTGATTCAGATTCAAAAGTTGAATGGAAATCTTTTTTACACAATTGTAAATTTACTTGTAACTCTTTCGGAGTCAACACTTTCTCGTTTAAAGTTACTGTTGAAGTAGCAGTAAAATCGCAAGAAGCATCTTTTAACAAACCATCAGTTAGCAATCTGTGTAGTACAGTTTTGTATTTTACGTTTGGTAAAATTGTAATTTTTCCACTAGATAAAGTGTTGCCACTTAATAAAGCAGCTTTAACGTACATTGCTGAATCTTGACCAGCATATGTACTTGTAATTGTTGCAGTAGTTGCCATTTATTTATTATTTATTTGTTGTTGTAAATAGTGTTTAAAATTCTATCTCTTGAAGATAGTTGTTGATTAGAAGTTAACTTAATGTGCTTAACTTCGTGTTTATTCTCAGGATTGAAAGTTATAGGTTTTGGAGTTTCTTCCAATACTACTTCTTTAACCTCCTCTTTTAGTTTTAACTGTTCTTTAAGTTCAGTAATTTCTCTCTTTAATTCTTCCATTTCTGAGAAATACGTTTCTTTAGATACTGTTTCAACTGTTTTCTTTGCAGTTTGTGGTGCTTCAACTGACGCTTCCACAGGTACTTCAGCTTCAGGTTGTTCCATTGGTGCTTTTTCTTCTTCTGCACTTGGCATTTTAATCTCTCCAATGATACCATCTTCGTAGATTTCTAACATATTACCGTCTTCTAATTCATATTCTCCAATAGGCATTGGTACATTTCCATTTTCTGAAACAATGAAAATTTCTTTTCCAACTTCTAATGAATCGAACTCTAAAACAGTAACACCATCAGCAAGTTTCATTTGTGCTAATTTTACTTCCATTTGTTCTAACTTTAATTTCACGTTGAATTTTTGCTCTAAAAACTCTCTAACGCTTTTTAATTTATCTTTCATTATTCTTTAAACGTTTAGTTAATTAC